TGCCGACAGTCTTGTGACCATATCCCTGACCATTTCCTGCGCAGCCACTGTTTCAATCGTCACCCGCCTAACTGGATGATATTTCTTTGTCATTTCTATAATTTTAAGCGGAACATCGAAAGTTGGTATCCTTTCTCTGAAATATTCCAAAACATACCGATTATTGTTTGAATCAACGGCAACAACCAGAATAACCTGATAATCCGAGGTCTCTGAGGCGGTTGCGGCTAAATCAACGCCGATATATACATTAACTGGAATTGCATTGTCTCTGTCTGCAATATACCCAAATTTGTTTTCACACTTATATTCATACGCATGATGCTGTATGCGGTCAATCTTGAATGCCGCAGACCCGATATCTCTAGCATCGTTCATATACTCCTGAGCAAACTTATTTACAAGACCAGCTCCGATAAACTCTTTTTTCTTCGTTTTCAGCTTCGCAAGAGGAAACTGGTCCGACCAAGCTGGTTTTCCGTCCTCGATGGCTCGCATAAAGGTCAGATCCCAGGTATAGCTTGTCTCGTTTTTCTTTGCTTTATTATATCCGTCGCATATCATCTGTAAAAAACTATCAAAGTGTACAATGGTCCCAGAAAGCCATATCCAGCCTTCATTACCTGGTGTTTCCTCTAAAGCAGGATAAACCGTCGAAACTACCCACTTTTTAATCTCTGCTCTTCTTTCTGGTGTTTTTGTGTTCAATTCAGACTCAAAGTCGTCTAAAATGATGCCAGTATACCTTACATCCACCTCTGCACGGCCCCTCAGCCTCTGATTGGTGCCTTTTGCTATGATTCTGTCCCCTTTTGCAGTAACTAAATCTTTTTCTGTCCACCTCTTGCCAATGCTACCGCCATCAAGATTCCCGAAATAATATTTGATCATCTTGTTTTCTTCAAAGTGCTGGCGAATATATTTGATGTGATCAATGGACTGACCCTGTTCTTCGGACACCCAGGCGAAGAAGTGTTGCTCATCTGATCCAGAAAAGCAAAATTTGTGCATAATTGCTGCTTTTGCCAGAATTGACTTACCAAACCCACGGGGAAGTATATTACAGATCCTTTGCCCAGGAACGGTGGATATCAACTTTTCGGCAACGGTATGGTGAAATTGTGGGGATTTGCTCTTTTGCAAGAAATCTTTCGGTAAAAACGCCTTCCCAAAGAAAATAAGGTCTTTATACGCCCTTTGGAGTACTTCGTCCTTTTCAGCCATTACAGATGGAGGCATCGTTATATTGAAATCAGCCTTTTTCATATATGCTCCCCAGTATCACTGATGTCTTTTAATCCCAAGAGTTTCTTCAAACTCCATTCTTTCTCTCGCTTGACCGATCATATCGGCTTCTGTGGCTGCTTTCTCATATTTCGAGTCCCACCAAGAAATCTCTGGATTTCCAGCTTCTTTTCCCGATACAAATCTGTTTGGATGCAGGTCGTGTTTAAATATTGAAGGCCAGTGCTCTCCTTTTTTAGACGGGATCGCCTCTCCAGCCTCATAGGCGCCTTTATAGTCATAGTAATGTAACGGATCTTCTGGGTTTTCGCCATAATCGTGGGTTTTTAAAACATCTTTCCACCACCCCTTAAATCCTTTTTTCTTTTTTTCTTGTTGGTTTCCGTTCACACTTGGCTCCTTTCGTCATTCGTATGGTATAGTTAACATTTCCCCACTTTTGGCTACTTGGGTAGTTCGGATAAAATAGCCTGTTTACATTTACGCACAGTTCCTGCAAAGCAGTTTTTCCTTTCCATATCTGGGAAAATCGTCATAATAAGTAATCGAACCAGAATCAGCGACATCTTTATAATATTTAGTGTCATAACAACGATGGCACGAAGGACAAAACTTAATCGTTCTATCGGTGATTTTTCCATCCCAAGTTGACTCTCCCCTGTTTTCTACCTTAGAATCACGGCTTGTCGCCTGTTCCAATGTCGTTTTCGTCTTTAAGGGCTGTCCTTTCTTCAAATTCCTTCAACCTTTCCTTGGTGAATCCAGTGAATGTCTGTCCGAGCACAGAAAGTGTCTGGGTTTTTTCCTTTGGCATCATGCCTCTCAGCTCGGCAGCAAGCTTAAGATAGTTAAATTTCACCGAACCTCTCTCCGCACCGATGCTTTCAAACATCTCTTCAAGTATAAAGTCCTCTGTTAGGTTAAGTTTATCCATTTTATCTGCTAATTTTTCATCCACGATCTTTTTTATCCTTTTCTGTTTAAGTAGCCAGGTAGACCTTTCTCTGGCATATTCAACATTGTTTGTTTTAAAAAGGTGCATATAGGCCACTTCTTTAGGTACATAGCCAAAAATCAGGTTCACGAACATAATTTCCATCTCATTGGGGACTTCTCTGTCACTATCGTCCCATGGATATTTCTTGGAAAAGCTGTACACTGTCTTGTGTGGTTCACCTGAAATAGGGTTATTGCCTTTATATGGTCTGAATTGACCAAGGGGAGTGCGTATATAGGGAGAACTCTTCCCAATTCTTCCTTTTTTGACCACCTGGCTCATTACGCCATTGCGAGCCTCCACCCAATCTCCCTCTTTTGCGTCCCCCGCATCTGAAATACTTGCATTTTTATGGACTTTTAGTAAATCTGCCTTATTTTTATAGACATAATGGGTTTTTCCCTTAATTTTCCTATGGAACACGGGGTCAGCGCACCCGACCTCATGATCATTGTAATGATCCAACTCTATATCCCCCCGACTAACCCCTGTTTCCATCTACCTCGTCTCCCCATACAAAACATTTACCTTTCTGTATTTCGATTGTTTCGACTTGGAAGTTCCCATTGCTGTGCCATGTGATAATTCCAAATGCATGATTCCAATTATGTAGTCTGCCTCTTAACCATTTGTTCTTTTCAGCAGACATATCCTTAAGGCAGCCCAGGCTCCAAGCACCAATAGTGCCACTATCGAGCTTAGTAAGTGAATGACGCTGAATATCATGAGTATGACCATACACAATGTTGCTGCCATAAGCTTCAAGATGTTTCTTAGCGTGGTATACCGTTGCATAGGCGCCATGTATAAAATTTAATTTACCTATTTTTAGGGGTTTGTTATAACCGTAAAAGCGATATCCTCGTTTTTTTAGGTTACAGCTCTCTTTAAAGGCAAAATGCCCCATATAGGGGTATCTTTCTACGAATCGGTTGGTCCAATCGTCGTGATTGCCCTCAAGCATATACTTATTCGTACATTTTACCTTATCCAGGGCCTTATCGAACAGATCTAGACCCATATTGACATCATCGATGTCTTTTTCGATTATGGGTATCTGGTATTCCAGAGGCGGCTGTTTCTTTCCCTTCCACTTCCATGCTGAAACTGACTCCCATTCGCCTACATCACCGAGATTTACGAAAGAATCGGGTCTTACGATCTCGATTGCGGCTAAAACGCAGTTTACGGCAGGGGCGTCATGGATTGGAAAATGCTGGTCTGGAACAATAATTGCAAGTTTAGGCTTCGGCCTCATGTGGTATGTGGTATCCTGCGACTAAAAGAGGTATCTCTATGTCTCTAATGGTGTCCAGAAGCTCTTCTAAGACTTCTGGGTCACCGCTTTTTTCAAATATAAAGGCCACTCTTTTTAGTTCAATCAGGCTTTCACCCAGACTTAGTTCCGTTAGTAGTGGATTTTCCACTAGTTTTATTCTGTTTGGCATTTTTCTCTTTAGAATCCTGATCTTCAAGGGATTTAGATGGCAGCTGCCTGGAAAGCTGACTCTCATAGGTACTTCTTGCTACTTCCAAAAAGTGTGCTTCCTTACGAAATCCATTTATCTTTCCATTTAACTCCTCAATGACGACAACAGCAGTCCGTGCATCGGCACTTAAACTGCCTATATCGTATCTTTTACCATCTACTTCTATCGTTTGTATATCCTGGCTTGGCATCAATTTGTCTCCATTTATTGGTTTTTGAAGTTAGTTCTTAAATAGTGGGCGGAACAACAAAGAATTTCTTTTTTTAAAATTTTTTTTTGTTTTGCAGGTTTTAAAGCTATCTTTTCCCTACTATAGTATATACTATATAGTAATAACTATAGTATACTATTGTAAATACAAGATAGTTAATACTATAATAAGAGTAAATACTATAAAAGAAGATTTAATACAATCCCAAGATAACTATATTTCTTTCTCTTTTTGTTACTTTTTCTCTTTCTTTTTTTTTTACAACACGAACTGAATCATATTTTTAGAAAAAAATATATTTAACAGGCTTTTTAAGAGATTCCACAAAATAGCCTAAAATCTAAAGGCGAAGGTTAGCTTTCATATTGCCCTTTTAAACCACTCCCAAAAATTTTACAAAAAATCTAAGTGATTATGTCCCAGTCTCTTTCATTTATTAGGGGGGCGGGTTCAATTGGGTTTTGTGAAATGCTTTTCTTGTTAAAAAAGTCGTTCCCGTTTTGGTTACGGTTCAATGTTTGATCCTATTCTATTCCATTCCATTCGTTCCCCGCTCACTTGCT